TATACCTTCGGGTACTAGCGCTGGTGCTCCAATTAAATATTTGGAGCCACATCTCAAGAAGGAATTGTTGGGGCCTGGAAAGGCCAGGGATAGTACCAATCCTGTCTTTGTTACATTTGAACTCGACATGAAGAGTCGTATCAATCAGGCCAACGAAGGTATTCGTTTGGAGTATCTGTATACAGATAATTTGAAAGATACCCTTGTTTCCATACCGAAGTTCCTCGAAGGAAAGGGAAGATTATTCTCTGGTGCGTGCCTGCGTCTATGTGTAGGCACTAAATGTGTCTTTGGTAAAGGTATTGAGTTCTTTGCCAAGAACAGTATAGAGAAAGGTTTTGCCACCACTCTGAATCCTTATTCATCAGATTGGCACAAAGTCGCTTACGATCTTTCTAGATTTTCGCCTAGCATGAAAGAGTGCATAGTGTTATGTATGGATTATAGTAAGTTTGACGCATGTCATACTGTTGAAACTATGGAAGAAGCGCTTGATGTCATAAATGACTGGTATGCGTTCCATGGGTGTACCGACTTTGCTAAAGCTCGCAGTACATTCTTCAAAGAAATTACCAACTCCCTACATCTAGTTTTCAACGTAGTTGAGGAATGGGATGGGAGTATGCCTTCAGGATCACTTTTGACACTGTTGGTAAACGGAATCATTAACCACCTTAATCTCAGATACTGTTACTACAAACTGGTGCCTATTTCTATCACCAGCCAAAACTCTTTCTCGAGTATGGTTGCAGCTATAGTCCAAGGTGATGATGTCCTTATGTCTATGCATGAAAAGATTAGACAATATTTCACACCAGAAGGCGTAATCAGCTGTATGAATGAAAGAGGCTACGTGGTAACTTCGGACGATAAATCTAAGCCTATCGGATTCGTACCGTTGACTGAGGCTACATTTCTTAAAAGAGGTTTCAATATCGAGGATGGTGTTGCTCATGGCAATTTAGCTATGGATACTATTCTCAATACACCTCTTTGGTCTAAGAAAGGTGATTACTATCGTAAAATCACACGGGATAGCGTAGAGTTCTTCTTCAGAGAACTCAGCCTACATCCCAAATCAGTCTTTGACTTACATGCACCAACTATGCGTAAGGCAGTTGTTGCAGCAAAGTTTAAGGATTTTGAAGGCCTGACATGGAACCATGCTAAGTGGCGCTCGTACGTATATAATACGGAGCCATTTACCATGGACCTATAGGTCTTTTAAAATGCTCACACGATTCAGTGGGCCTGTATATTAATGAATCGATCCTTGTTCGTAGGATTAAAATAACGAACGAAACTCTCGACTCTGGTTACGAGTTGTATAACGTTACAAGGAGAATAATAAGTTATACGGCTACGCTTTGTCGAGTTCAAAGTTTGATGACACACCTCATTCACTACTCAAGGAAAACTATAAAAATCTCGAGTACCTCCTAGACAGTGGGATACTAAGTGTTATCTCATGTGTCGAATTAAATACACTTGCTGACACATCAAACTTAAAGGATCACCAGTCTGAAAGATCCGAAAACCCTACGACTACAAACTTCGTGGTACCAGATGATCTCGTATTGTCTGCTGTGCCCGATGACCCAGCACCAATCTCGTCGACATATTTCAAAGCGAGTACTGATGCTATGTCCATGACTATTGCAAAATACTTAGGTAAGCCTAAGAAAATAGCTGATGGACAATTTTCCAATACGGATACCGCTCTAACTTTTAACGCTATTAAACTGCCCTATGACCTAATCTCAGATTCTGTTTATTGGGATAAGTTAAAAGGCTTTCTAGGTCTTAGAGCTACTCTAGTTATTACACTTCAAGTTAA